TTTAATATTATACATAGTAGGCTCTTCCATTTTACCATCAGAACCTTTATACATTTTAGTTGGATGAGCAACTATAAAAGTTAATACATCATACTTTTTACAAAAAGCTTCGATCTTAGCTAAATAATCCATTGTGTAACGGTTTACATCATCTGATACTGCGTTTGTGTCTCTGATCTTATTAAATGGATCGAGAACTAAACATTTAATACCTTTACGTTTTACAAGCTCAGCACCTTTACGTAACACAGCTTCAAGACTATATTTATCCATGTCAATAAAGAAATAGTTATCATTAACATGATCAGTTACTTGTTGCCACTTATCATTACCAATATCATCTACACGCGGCATATCTTGCCAATGCTTACGCATTAACTTATGAGCATGAAGATATACCGGCTGATTTTCAGGCGAAGCATACGCAGTTTTCCAACCATAGTTATTATTATAACCAACAACCATTTGATCAACAAAGTCAGATTTACCGCTACT